TATCTGTATATGATTTGTTATTGTAAAAAACACTTCGTTCTGATATGGGCATATCTTCTTCGCCTAGAAGTATTCTGTAAATTCTAGTTATCATTTGAGAGCATTTAAACGAAGTTTTAAATATGCTATACATTATCGTCGTTCTATTTCTATGCCTCCAAGTTTCTATCCAACCTTCTCGTTTTAGCCTTTCCCATCTGTTTTTATCCCATGAGTATGTGTAAACTCCGTTGATAAAATCGTTTCGTGTAAATCTTCCTTTACAATCTAAATAAATTAATAATTCTAAGTCTGCGTCTTTTAACCCGTAAGTTTTACAGACCCACTTTCTAGTGAGCCTGTAATACTTAAGGATATTCATATCACGCAAATCTTGCGCGGTTAATCTCATTTAAGATTAAGCGTCAGCACCAATACTGTATGCTACAGCTGAAGCATCTTCAAGAGGAGCTGTTCTAGCAATAAACTTAGCAACACCACCATTAGCAACATTACCAGCAGTCATGTACTCAGCCATCTTTAAAGCAGTTTCGTCAGCTTTGTTCGTATCAACAGTAATATCAATTTCATGATCAGTAATATCACCACTGTTTGAGAAATAAACTCTTACAGAAGTATTATTTTGAACTTCAATCATAGTCATGTTAGCTGCTGGAAAAAAGTGTTCATCACTTCCCGCTGTGTCTACAAAATGTAAAACTTTCATAATTGTAATTTTTTTTGATTAATAATTTGTTTTCGTTTTTAAGTTTAAGGTTTTGGATTTATGGTTTAGGTTTAATCTGTTAAGTTACTATGATACCGTAATATGCGCTACATCAGCAGCATAACCAGTTACACAGAAATTTGTACCGTTGAACAAAACGTGGCACGTGTCTCCTAGTACTGCTCCAGAAATAAATACTATTTCATCAACTGCAGTTTCAGCGTGAGTAGCAGCGCCACCATCAGCACCGGCTATACCACCAACTATTAAGTCTTCAGCAGTGTTGTTTGCAATTGTTACTGCGTTTGCAGCTACAGTTCCTATAACAAACGTCGCGTTCCATCCATCTGAAATTGTACTCGCTAAAGGTAATGTAATTTCATATGCAGATGCTTGGTTAATATTAAACACGCTACCAGAATCACTTGCTTTTAAAACTTTAGCAGCAGCAACGTCTACTACGTTTTTTCTTGTATTAAAAAATACTCTTCCCATTTTTTTAATTTTTTTAGTTAATAATTTGTTTTAATCGTTATCACCGGGTTGTAGTGATAACTAGCACACTAGAATGACGTCTCCATCACGAATAACTCTATAAAGAGTGTCTTGCCACGAAATATCGTGCCCAGCATGTTTGTCGTAATATATCATATCTCCATCTTTTAAACCTTCTACTAGATTTCCACATGATATAATTGTTCCTTTTAAATACCTATTGTCAACATCGGTATCATCTGTCATTATAAGGCCAGCAACTTTTTTAGGCCCTTCTTTTATTTTTTTTACTATTATATATCTATTTATCGCTTTCATTGTATCTCATGTTTGAAATTACACAATCAGCAGATATAATAGTTGTAACTACACTTACCGCATTTTTAAGAGCTGACTTAGTAACAAGTACTGGATCTATAATACCAGACTTAATCATATCAACTTCTTTACCAGTTACAACGTCTACGCCTTCACCCTCTTCTTTACCCCATTGATCTGTATTATGTGGATACTCAATACCGGCATTATCTAATATAGTGTAAAAAGGAGCTTGAATAGCATTAAGTAATATTTGCTCTCCACCAGGCTTAGCTTCTATTTTTCCAGAAGCATCCATTAAAGCAACACCGCCTCCTGAAACTATACCTTCTTTTAAAGCTGCTTTAGTAGCCCAGATAGCATCTTCTACTCTGTCTTTCTTCTCTTTCATCTCAACTTTAGAATCAGCACCTACTTTTACGATACCGACGCTGCCTGATAGCATAGCTAATCTTTGTCTGTGTTTCTTTTGTATAAACGGGTTTTTCTCCCATTTATCTATAGTTTTCTTGATACTCTCAATTCTTTCATCCATTTGCTCATGAGGTGTATCTGTAGTTAAAACTGTATTCTTATCATCAGTTATTGCCGAATAAGCTTCACCTAAACAACTAGCATCGATTAAATCTAAATCATCACCAAGCTCTTCGTTTATCACCTTAGCACCTACTAAAAAAGCAAGATCCGCTACCGTATCCTGCTTTGTGGGCCCGAAACCGGGTAGATCAACTATATTAACTTTAATATTACCTTTTACCTTGTTCATTAATAAAGCAGCTTTAACTTGTTGATCAACAGGTGCTACTATTAATAATGATCTTTTATTTTTAATAACATGTTCTAATACGGTTTGTATTTTTCTTATGTTAGGTATTTCTGAACCAACGATCAATACCAACGGATTATCAAGTTCGCAAACTTGTTTATCTTTATCGGTAACAAAATGTGGAGATGTGAGTCCTGAGTCTATTTGTACGCCATCTACAACTTCAACATATGTCTCTTCAGTTGGTGACTCTTCCATTAATACCACACCATCTTTACCTACTTTAGTATAAGCTTCTGCTATAATCTTTCCTAGTTCCGTATCATTATTACAACTAATTGAACTAACAGATTCGAGCATATCGCCTTCGATCTTTACAGAAATCTTATTTAGGTAATCATTTACCTTTTTAAGTCCAGATTTAATTCCGTCTTTTATTTCTCTTGTGTTAGCTTTACATCTACTAACTTCTTTCAACAGAGATTCAGCAAGGACGGTAGCTGTTGTAGTACCGTCACCTGCTTCTCTTACTGTATTTCTAGCAGCTTCTTTAATAAGGGTTGCACCCATATTTTCAACCGGGTCAAATAAGACAACAGATTCTGCTACTGTTACACCGTCTTTTGTTATGACCGGGTTTCCTCTGGCGTCTTCGTATATAACGCACTTTCCAGATGCACCTAAGGTTGATTTTACTGCTTTAGCTAGCTTTTCAACACCAGCTACTATTTTGCTGTTAGCGTTATCGCCAAAGTTTACATCTTTGACAATCTCGCTAGGTTGATTGTATTCCATATTAAATTAAATTAAATTAAATTGATTTTGTTCTATTCGAACGTCTTTACTACTTTTGGGCCTTTTGTAGCCTCTAATTTTTTAGAGAAATGATCAACGCTTCCATCAATTGCTGCTTCAGCGCCTTCTATGGTTTCTCTACGTGTAACATCATGCCAATTGCTATCACTGTCAGGATCATTAACTTCTGTTTGGTAAAAACCGTTAGGAAGTTGTGTAATTCTCCAATTAGCTTTATTAGCTAAATGTTTCCACTGGTTAATAGTTTTTTCATTCGGTTTTGTATTGCTAGTATACGTACTAGTCTTATAGTATAAATAAGTCATTTTGGTTTTATTTTTGGTTAATACTTATTGGTATAGGGTGTTTCCCTATTTTTCAGCTAATTTTTTATCTACTTTAGCTTGTCGTCTTTTATTTATTTTTGAAGATAATTTTCTAAAGAAACCTTGTTTCTTACCACCTTTTTCTCCTTGTCTATCAGCTTCTTTTGCTTCAAGATTTGCTTTCTTAGCTTTTAAAAATTCTTTAGAATCTTTACCAAATTCTTTTCTAGCTTTTCTTTTTGCTATTTTAGTGGTTTTTTTGCTTACGTTTTCTTTAACTTCAGCAACTTTTTTATTTCCTTTGGCAACTACTTTTTCTGTTTTAGTAGGTTTAACAGCATCTTTTTTCTTTTGAGCAGCTATTTGAGCAGCTTTAAGTTTTGAGCTTCTTGTTTTTCCATAAGCTTTGTTTATCTTAGCTTGTACAGCCTCGTACTCAGCAGAACCTGGTTTATGCTTTTTTCTTTCTTTAACATAGCTACCTAATTTAGGATCTCTTTTTAAAGCCTCTGCGTATGGATCTTTTTTAGATGTAACAGATTTAGATTTTTTTACAACTTTATCGTCTTTATCTGTATTTATACTAACTATATTTGATTTCTTCTTCTTTTTAGCGTCAATTGGTCCTTCTAAAAGAACTTTATTAGGAGAAGCTTTTTTCATTTTACCTGGAGCTGCTTCAATTTTTGCTTTTAACTCTTCTGGTAATCGATCTTGATTTCCTATCAATTCTTTCTCCATTGGAGATTTTTTCTTCATCTTAGCTGCAGCTTCCATTTTCATTTTCATTGCAGACTCTTTTTTCATTTTAGCCACAGCGTCTTTCTCCATTTTCATTTTTAATGCTGAGGAGTGCCCTGCTGACCCTTGTATAGTACCCAGTTTCATTGGGCTACCTTTCATTTTAAATGCCATTTTTTTGTTATTTATTAATTAATTAATTATTTACTTGTGCCATGCATTGCACGATAACCACCTAATTTCATTTTGCCAGGTGATTTTGTTTTGTTATACTCACTTTCAGTTATCTCGTTTCCATCTGCGTTGTAATAAGTATAAAAACCTGGTTTACCAGGTATTTCTACTTTTCTAAATTCTTTTATTGATTTGTCAATTTGTTTTTTACTAGCGCCTTTTACTTCACCAGACTTTATTTTCTTTTGCTCATCAACGTAAGAATCAAAATCTGAATATTTATTTTTAACGTTTTCTAAGTTAATATCCCAGGCTTCAGAGTAGCTTGGATTACCTTTGTCATAATCCCATGTACCAACATCTTTTTTAAGTACTTCTTCAACTTTTTCACTGCCAGGTGTACCAGGTGTCCACTCTTTATAAGGGTATCTAGGATCTTTAGGATCTTTAGGCTTTTTTTCTTTTACTATTTTGTCAAAATCTGGTATAACAGTAGTACCACCACTAGTAGGTGGAGACCAAGGTTTGCCAGGTGTAAACCTAGTCATAACGTTATAACCACCAACATTAGGTCCACCTTTGCCTTTTCCACCTTTAGATTTAGCAAAACCACCTCTTCTTTTACCAGTGGATGTAGCTTTTCCTGCTCTTTTACCTCCTCTTGACGATTGCCTTGCTTTTATCGGTGAAACACCACCTTTAATATTGTTATTTTCCATTATTTTATTTTTTCGTCAACTTCTTTTTCTTTATCTAGTAAAGATTTATTTTTTTTATCGTCACCAACTTCTTTTGTTGTTAATCTAGTTCCTCCTGGCGCAAATTGCACTTTACCAGTACCATAAACAGCATCTAAACCGCCAGTTAACGCAGCTACACCAATTTTAGCAATTTTTTCAAGAGTTCTAGGCTTCTTTTTTACTATTTCTTTTTCAGTATTTAAATCATCTGCTTTTAAATCCTCATTTTTCTTTTCAACGTTTGTTTTTTCTTCTGTTTTTGTATCTGGCATTTTTAAATTCATACCAGCTTGTATTTTATTTGCATCTTTTATGTCTGGATTAGCTTTCATTAGCTCTTCTACTGTAGTATTATTGGCTTTTGCAATTTTACTTAGTGTATCTCCTCCCTTTACATCATACTTATAAGGCGACATTCCTTTTCCGATGCCAAAATTACGCATGTTTGCTGGTGAAACGCCCATTTTTGCAAATGTTGGCTTGTTTCCTGACCTCATTTTAAATCCTGATTTACCTGTTGTTCTTGCCATGTTATTTTTTTTATGTATCCATGCTGTCATCGCCTTCTTCAACAGCTTGATTTACTTTTTGTTCGACTTTTTGATCTATTTTTGCAGCAACTTTCTTTTTTACGTTTTCGCTTACAGGTAGTTTTCCAGCCATTTTTTGACCAACACCCTCTACTTCACTAAACATTTTAGTTGGACTAGCTTTTTTACCATCTGTATATTTTAATTTAAAAGGTTGTTTCATATTTTCTAATTTAGTTCCTTTACCAAAGTTTCCTCTGTTATTCTTTATTGATACTTTTACTACACTACCATCTGATTTATGGTGTATATCACGATTTGAGCTTTGTCCGATGCGTTGATTCTGTGCTTTACGGGCTCTGCGTAACGGTGTTTTAGCAGCGGCTATATCTCTAGCCTTTTTAGCTGCTGATGCTTTTGATGATAATTCTTGTTTTGCCATAATCTATATTATCACATAGTAAAAAAGTATTTTACACAAAGTGTGACACTAGCTAGTTACTAGGTATTATTAATAGGCTTATGTCACAAAAAATTACGTTATAAATATTGGGGTGATGTGTTGCCCCCTCCCCCCTAGGCCCTGGTCCCTTAGGAAAAGCCAAATCTATACACGGGCCCCACCCGTACATCGCTGCGTTGTTTCGTATATACCAGCGTAATACGTTTATATTATCCTATTACTATCGTACTATGTCTGCATACCATTTTTCCCCAGCTTTCCGCACTTAGGCCCCCGCCCGCCACTCGCCACAGACTAAATACTAATACATTTGGATAATATATATGTAACAACTAAACAATGAAACAACTAACAACAACAATAGTAATTAACATATGTAAACTAAATTACAATTGTGAACACACAGAGTCAGTGGAATACTCTACAACTAAAAATATCACATAAACAATATATATACTTTTACAATGTAAATACTAATAGTAATGGATAATATATATACAAACAAACTAATAAAATAAATAATTAACTAAAATAAATAAACTATGTCAAAATTAGAAACAAAAAGATTTGTAATCAGAAAGTCATTAATTGGTAAAAATACTGTTATCACTTTTGTAAACAAAAAACAAGAAAAAGTACAATATAATCATGATGAAGTATATAATACTCATAAAGAAAGATTTGAAAGTATGAATTGTTTTGAAAAGTATAAAAGTTATACAAATTCAAATTGTGTACCAAGTTTTTGTAGAGAATTACAAACAATTGT